GTGAATGGAATTCCAACATATCAAGTTGGAGAGGCTTTCACCGAGCCACCATTATCTGTAATCAAATCAAGCGCAATCAATGGCCAAACTCTGCAATACCCAAATGATCAAAAAATTGAGTCAAGCCTGATTTACTTTCAATACCCAAATCTAATTAAGACATCTGGTTCAACAATTGATTTCACTACATTGTTTACTACTAACGATATTGTTGCCATTTATAATGCTAGATATGGTGTGCTTGATGTGATGCTATCAGGCGAAATCATGGTGACAAGTTCGGGTTCAGTCATCATTGAATCTACAACCAATATTGCCAATGAGAACACATTCAAAGGTTTGTTACTAACAGGGGCGCTTGTTGATATCTCTACAACTTCGGGTGATCCGCCAGAAACAACTGTGACCAAGCGAGACTTGTCTGGTCAGTATGTCATTTCAGGCATTACTAAAACTGCCATTTCAGGTGGTTTTCATTATGAGATTGTTTTGTCAAACCCAAACACAGTGAACTCAAATTGGCAGTATGTGAATGATGACTATACGCTTACATCTGGAGCACTTTTAAATAAAAACACTCAAGGTATTAATCTTGATGGTTCTTATACGATTGCGACAATTACAGCAGATACGATCACGCTTGCACCACCATCATCTGTAAATAATGAATGGGACAAGCTATCAACGCTGCCAAACCAAAACACCACTGGCCAAGACGTTTTAGTGCGTTTAGATGGTTCAACTGACAAGTGGGTGGGGTGGTTTAATATTGCCAAAAATGATGCCACTGGCCTGTTTTACAATCTTGTGTATCCGCAAGGTTTGTATTGGCAGTCACGTTCTGGTCGGCAAGATGCTCACCCAAGCCGCATCAAAATTGAATATCAGCAGATCGACAATAATAACGTACCGTTCGGAGCGATTTATTCAAATGAGTTCTATATTTTTGATAGGAAGCTCACGCAGTTTGGTAAGTCGGTCACCGTTGATTTTCCGTTTACTGGCTCATTCCGATTCCGTGTTGCACGTTTGACAAATGATGATTCAAATGCACGTGCAGATGTCAAAATTAAAGATGTGTTTGGGTTTTCTATCTCGGATAAAGACATTTACAACAATGTGACTGTATTGCGTTCTCGAACAGTTGCTACCGATGGCGCCCTAAGCATCAAAGAGCGCAAGCTCAATTGTTTGGTAAATCGTAAGCTTCCTGTTGATGGAACTGGGCCTTTACAGGTTACAAGTTCGGCCGGACAGGCGCTCATCAATCTAGCTTTAGATCAGTACATTGGCCGCCGAACTAGTGCAGAGGTAGACATTGCACAAATCAATGCTGAGATTGCCAAAGTTAATGCTTATTTTGGCTCAGACCTCATGTCTGAGTTCAATTACACCATTGACGACGACAATCTAAGCTTTGAAGAAATTGCGGGGATGGTGGCGAGTTCAGCATTCTGCGAGCCGTACCGGTTCGGAAGTCTAACCCGTCTCAAGTTTGAGCAACCGCAAGAGAATGCTGTCCTACTCTTCAATCACCGAAATAAAGTGCCTTTAACTGAAAAGCGCTCTTATACATTTGGTGTGCAGAAAGACTATGACGGGGTAGAGCTTGAGTACACTTCAGATGTTGATGATGCACGTGTGAAGTACATCATTCCAGAAGACATCACGCCTAAGAACCCATTGAAGATTACGACCACAGGTATCCGCAATGAAGCGCAAGCAAAAGTTCGGGCGTGGCGGGAATGGAACAAGCTCAAGTACAAGTATGTGTCTTGTGAAGTGGAAGTTCTTGACGAGTCTGAGTTGTTAATTCGGAATGACCGCATTTTGATTGCAGACAATACGATTGTTAATACTCAAGATGGCGAAGTTGAAGCCGTAGATGGCTTAATGATCAGAACATCACAACTATGCAAATTTGAATCTGGGCAGAGTTATTTTGTCCACCTTCAAATATCTAATGCAACTGTAGATGTAGTGCCTTGTGCAGCAGGTCCAGATGAATATTCCATTATTCTTTCGAGACCCCCAGTACAGCCATTAGTCACTGATCCTGACCGCTATGTAAAAACGCTCTACACCTTGGTTCGTGCTGATCAAAGTGAAGCTCAGGCATTTATGCTTGAAGAACTTACTCCACAAACACAGATGACCAACACGCTAAAAGCATCCAATTACGATGCCAGATTCTATGAGCGTGACCATGACTTTATTTAACTAATTAACAGAAATCCAAGCCCCTTAACCGGGGCTTTTTTTATGCTTGGAGAAAAGTAATGGCTAGTGAAATCATTACTCGGCAAGAGCTTGCAGATGCCAAAGTGGACGCTAAAGACTTGGGTGAGTGTATTCATGGTAATACAACTGGAATTGTTACACCAAGATTGGGGGATCCATATCCAACATTGCCAGCTGCAGTTCAAAAAGTGATGGAAACAGGTGGTTTTGAGCCGTTCCCAACCGAAGCACAACTACTTGCTAGTACACCGACTGTTTCCCCTAAAGCTGCAAAAGCTATGGACACAAAAAAAGTGTGGTATTGGGGTAAATATGATGAGTCAGAAGCTATTGATTCATGGCATGACACTGGTTTAAGCGAGCTTGATCAAGCCAAGAATTATGCAGATCAAACAAAAGTTGATCAAAGAAAAATAGGCTATATTTATGAAAATGGAAATATGGTCGGTAGCAAAACAAGAACCGTTGAAAACTACGGACTAGATTCATCTCTAACAGTAGTAAATCAGTCAGCATACCAATCTAAAATCATTCCTGTTAATGCTAGCGATGATTTATTTATTCTAAATAACCTACAAGACTATGCAGCTCCAAACGGCCACGGTTATGCATTTTTCGCAAAAGACCCAATTCTTGTTACTGAAAGTAACCCTGCAATTTTCGGTACAAGAACAGAAAAAACTGATTCTGTTACAGGTTTGAAATATAGCGCTGTAACAGTACCAAGTACCGCAAAATTTCTGATGTTTAACACACGATTCACCACTACAAATATTTTGTGGGCGATCCATGCTGGTAGTTTTTCAGCTAATTATGATCAGGGTGAAGAGTCAGTATTTTCAATCAATGACGCTGAGATTTATAAGCAATTATCAGATGTTACTGCAAGCGATTTATCAAGAGGTAACTCAGTTGATGGAGACTATTTTGATAAGTCAAAAATATTGTCTGGTTATTATCTGGGTGCTGATGGAACATTACAGCCTTATGGCCCGTGGTCATCTTATAAATTTAATGTGAATGATGGTGATACTTTCTTCATGAAAGTATTGGGCGGTACAAGTTGGACACATAAATTTGTTTATTCAAAGAACACTGAAACAGTTGATAGCGGATCATATGTTTCAGATGTCAATTTAGTTTTGACAGACATTGAAGATATTTACAAGTTTACTGTGCCAACAGGTCAAGCAATCAAAACGGTATTCTTGAATGTCAAAATTGCCGATGACTTTGATTTAACTGACACATTAAGCATTCAAAAATATAATTTTGATGTTGATGAAATAGGGGTTTCAAATAAAGCGATTAATAATGTAGGCGGCTTAAAACTTATTGATGAAAGAGCTCGCCAGATACTTGCCAATCTCGATGCAAGTGCAAGCAATTCACGCTTTAAAAACAAGAAATTCTATTGCTTTGGTGACTCAATAACACAAGGTACACAAGGCGGTTATGTCGGTTATATTGCGGGCATATTAGGTGCGAATGTCACAAACTATGGCTCAAGTGGCGCTCAGGCTGGGCGATTAGTATCGATTATGACAGGTCAGCCGAACCGGCAAGAATCTGGTAATGAACATACTGCTCCTGATTATAGCAATGTTTCTGGCATTTCTATCATGATCGGTACGAATCATACATGGCAAGATCCTTCAACATTAGGCTCTATTACTGAAATTCCGACTTCTAAAGTTACGGATTTTACTAATCCAAATGATTATTGGGCTTTATTTCCAAATAAGTTCGTCACTAACCTTGCTTTGTGCATTGAATATGTAAAGTGGAAAAACAAAGAGTTGGAGATTCACCTTATTACACCACCTTACAAAGTTGATGCTACAGAAGGCGCAAACAACGTAGCTAAGCTTATACCCTCAATTGAGGCGGTAGCGAAGTTTTATAGTGTGCATTTGATTTACGCAACTTATGAAAGTGGGCTTGCTTATAAGAATCTCGATACATATACGTATGATGGTACGCATTTAAGTACACTTGGCAATAAAGTATTCGGAAACTTTGTAGCAAACAAAATTTTGTACTTATAACCCAACAAATCACATCTAACCCTGCCTTTTAATTAAGACAGGGTTTTTAATACCAAAAATTAGGGGGAAGGCATGACTGAAAATGAATCATATGGGTTGAGATTTGAAAAGAAAATCGACTCCATTCAGAGTGATATTCGCATGTTGTCAGATCATGTTACTCGACTGACTTTCGTTAATGAAGCACACAAAGAGACTAGCGAACAGAACAAAAAAGATATCGATACATTGGATATCAAAGTCGCCAATTTAGAAAACCGCACAGCAGCGCAAGATGGTGGAATTTCTGTGCTGCGTGTATTGCTGGGAATATTTGCAGGCATCGTATTTTCTTTATGTGCTTGGGTTGGTTCTTCAATTATTCAATTAAGCCAAGACCAGTCTTTAATTAAAGAGAAAGTATCACGATTGGAGAAAGCAGGACGATGAATAGTGAAAACACAAGAGCTTATCTAGCTTTCGCATTAGTGGGACTGATGTTTGTTTTAGTGATTGCTTTATTTTTTGTGGATATGCCGCGAGAAAACAGCAATCTGATTAATACGGCATTGGGTTTTATTGCTGGGGCTATGACAACAGCATGTGGCTTTTATTTTGGTAGCTCTGAATTAGAGAAAAAGAAAGGTGAATCCAATGACAACTAAACCATTCTTCGACGCTGCCCGTGTAATTGCAGGTGGTAAACTAACGCAAGCACAAGTAGATGATCTAAATAAAGTGGTCAATAAACTTGCACCAGGTGGGAAAACAACAAGTGATGTTGGTGTAGATCTAATCTCAGGATTTGAAGGCACACGCACCACTTCTTATGACGATGGTGTGGGCATCTGGACCATTGGTACCGGTACGACAGTTTATCCTAATGGCGTGAAGGTAAAAAAAGGGGATACTTGTACACCTGAGCAAGCTAAAGCCTATTTTAAACACGACTTAGCTAAATTTGAAAAGACTGTAAATGAATCTGTGACAGTGCCTTTAACTCAAAATCAGTTTGATGCGTTGGTGTCGCTGACATACAACATTGGCTCAGGTGCTTTTAATAATTCAACCTTATTAAAAAAACTGAATAAAGGTGACTATCAAGGCGCTGCTGACCAATTCCTTGTCTGGAACAAAGCAGGTGGCAAGGTTATGAAGGGCCTAGTTCGTCGCCGAGAAGCAGAGCGAGCACTCTTTTTAAAGAAGTAACTTATATGTGTCAGCGTACTAAAATTGCATCGATCATCACATTGCTGTGCCTCCTTTTCTCAGGTTGCACAGCTCACACTATTAATAGTAATGTGAATGTCTCGATTTGTGTAAGGGCTTTGTGATGTCGCAAGTCATGATCATGGTTTCGGAAGCGGGCAGAATGGAGAATACTTGCAATCTACCCGCTGATTTAGATAAGAACGGGAATGTTCTTAAAATCTATGACTACTCATTAAAAGAGTTGACCATTAATTTAGATGGCACTGTGACTTACAATGGCAAAAGATGGACCTTTGATAAGAAGCAAAGTTT